TAACACAAGAAGGTACAGGATAAAACAATCTGTCGCATTTTGCATTAGATTATTCTATCTTGTACCTTCTTTTAATTTGACTGAAATGAAGTAAATATGGAGAACATAAACTTACGAATAACAGTGAACTCAGACGGAAAAGTAAGAACCAGCGAAGTCAAGGTGATCCGTGAAGTTCCGCTGGAAGAATGCGGGACTTACGGAAGGATACTTGTATCACGGCGCAGATAGAGAAGGGAGAAGTCAAGATGAAAGCAACAAATCTTGTGGAATGTACTGGCTATAACCCTTCCAGCAAGGAACAGATTGAGGATAGACGCAATAAAAAGATCAGAAAGAGAAGAGCAGTGATCTTAATGGAAATAGAACAAGAATATATGGAGGACGGGGAAAATGAGCGAATTACAGGTAATTGTTGAGCAGCAAGTCGGCACCATTAAATTTAACTACGAAGAAGTCAAGGAATCCTTGGCTGCAAAAATGGAATTGTATGCAGATGCCAATTTTACAGAGGACAGCAAAAACTATGCAAAAGCAGAAGTAGCGGCTTTGAGAAAGATTAGAAAGGCAATTGATGATAAACGCAAAGAGGTTAAGCAACAATGCCTTATCCCGTACAAGGTTTTTGAGGAACAAGCAAGTGAATTGATATCTCTTGTAGATGATCCAATTTGTTTGATCGACAAGCAAGTCAAAGCGTTTGAGCAGAAACAAAAGGAAGAGAAGCGAACTAAGATCACAGAGCTATATGATTCCAGTATCGGCGCAATGAAAGAATACTTGCCACTTGAAAAAATCTATGACTCAAAATGGGAAAATGCCGGAACAACCATAGCGTCTATACAAAAAGAGATAGAAGCGCATATCAATAATACGTCTGCCGCCGTAAATGCAATCTCAGCAATGATATCAGAAGCCGTACCGAAAGCACTGGAACTTTATAAGGACTCTTTGGATATGGCGAGTGCAATTAACTACATAAACAATTACGAAAAACAGAAAGCTGAAATCCTTGAAAGAGAAAAAGAAAAACAAAGGATTGAAGAGGAGCGAAGGATTCAAGCGGAGATTGACAGAGCGAAAGCGGAAGAGCGGAACCGGATTACAAGAGAAGCGGAAGTTCGCACGGAAGTAATACAGGAAGTAACGCAGGAAAAAGAGACTCTGCCAGAAACCGCCGAAGATAAAATTAAGGTGTTATATACGGTTGTTGGCAATGCCTCTGAATTTGAACAAATCGAAATGTTTCTTGATAGCATAGGGGTATCTTTTAAAAGAGAAGACGCAACCTTTAGATAGGACGGTGATCACATGAATATATATGAAAAACTCTTAAAAGTACAGTGCGAATTGAAAGCACCTAAGAGTCAGTACAATAAGTTTGGCGATTATAATTACCGGAACTGCGAGGATATACAGGAAGCTGCGAAGCCTCTTTTAAAAGAAGTTAATGCGGTGTTAATTGTTACCGATGAACCAGTTGTCATGGAACAGAGATATTACATCAAAGCAGTTGTTAAATTCATTGATTGCGAAGACGGCAAAGAACTAATCAATTCCGCATATGCGAGGGAAGAGGAAAACAAGAAGGGAATGGACGCGGCGCAGGTCACGGGGGCTACAAGCAGCTACGCAAGGAAATACGCATTAAATGGGCTGTTGTGTATTGATGATAATAAAGATGCAGATCATCCAAGCGACAACCAGGGCGAAAAACCAAAAGGTAACAGCAAGACATCCAGTAATAAGCCGGCACCGGGCAAAGTGCCCCTGATAACTAAAAGTCATATCGCTGTCATAGAAAAAGAATTGGAACGAACCGGCGTTGGAATGGATGCCATATTGAAAAGATATAAGATACAAAAAATAGACGAGATGAACATGACGGATTTTAAAAAGGCCGTAGACGGCTTGAAGAAATCAAAAGACAAGGTACCGGAACCATCCCCGGAGAAGCCGGCAGATGTACCGGAAGAGATACAAGAAGAATTACCATTTAGGTAGGTGAGTATATGGCTTTTACAGGAAAGATAATATCACTAGGCAAGGATTACGCCACAAACAAATACAACCTGTCCCTGTCCATCAATGAGGATATTAGAGGTGCATACGAGAAGCTAAGAGACTGCGACCTATCCATAGAAATTAAAAAATACCGGGACAAAAGGTCTTTGGCAGCAAACAACTATTTCTGGCAATTGCTTGACAAGATGGCGAAGGCTTTACGCACAACAAAGGACGAATTATATCTGCGGCAATTAAGGAAATACGGTGTCTTTGAATATATTGTTTGTACGGAAAAGGCATATGAAGCACTCGTTGAACGTTGGCGGCTTGTTGAAAGAGTGAACGAAATAGACGTAAACGGCACAGACGCAGTGCAGACCCGATGCTACTTCGGAAGCTCAACCTACAACAGCAAGGAAATGTCAGACCTGATCAACGGAACTGTAGACGATGCTAAGGAATTGGAGATTGAAACCGAACCACCGAAGAGGTCGAAAGAATGATAAAGGGGTTGGAAGATTATGAAAAGCGTATTGCAAAAAGAAAATGAATGTTTTATATGCGGTACCACCCATAACTTACATAAGCATCACGTCATATATGGTACGGCAAACAGAAAGAAATCAGAACAGTATGGATTGACCGTTAAATTATGCTTCCCGCACCATAATGGGAGTAGTAGGGGGGTGCATCTTGACAAGGCGTTAGACGAGCACTTAAAGAAGATAGCACAATTGTATTTTGAAAACCATATAGGTGACAGAAGGATGTTTATACGGGAATTCGGACGGTCATTTTTATAGGCTGCAACATGCAGCGGTCAGTATGGTGCTGGCTGTCATGTAGATATATCACGAATGCAACTGTAAACAGACAGGCTCCGGCTAAGGCTGGAGCCGGAAAGGAGAAATATGACGGCAAAAGATACAGCAATGAGTTATTTCTACCGCATAACAAGCGGACACAGAAACGCAGTGCGCAGACCAGAGCGAACAGATGCGAGAATGGAGCAAATAGATCGCGTCCTGCGTGAAAAAATAGAAGAGGCAAACAACAATGGGGATTGCATAATTAACGTAGGTTTTGGATATTTCCGACCCATACCGGGTGACGCAGCAGATGAATTATATTACAAAGAGTACAAAATGACGGAACATTCCCGGTTAAGGAAATTGCAACTGAAAGAAGCTGCTATGGATATTGCATTTGAGAACTGGAGGAAGGAGGCAGGGCATGGGAAAAATGAGCAGGGAAAAAGGAAAGCGGGGAGAAAGAGAACTTGCGAAAGCGCTTAGTTCACACGGCTATGAGTGCAGGAGAGGGCAACAGTTCTGCGGGGCGAACGGCGATGCTGATGTCGTGGGACTTCCGGGAATACACATAGAGGCGAAGCGTACAGAGCGGTTAAATCTATATGACGCCATATCACAGGCAAGACACGATGCAAGACCGGGAGACCTATCCGCTGTATTTTCCAGAAAAAATAATTGTGAGTGGCTCGTAACTATGCGGTTGGATGATTTTATGGAAGTTTATAGAGAATGGGAGGCGGGAATAGATGGATAATCACTCATTTAACACGGATATTGCCTGTAGGTATGGCATAGAAGAGGCTATATTATTACAGAACATCCACTATTGGATAAAGAAAAACAAAGCCAATGATAAGAATTTTTATGATGAATATTACTGGAGTTACAGTTCCGTAAAGGCATTCGAAGAGTTGTTTCCGTACATGAGTTCCAAGAAAATAAGAAACGCACTCAGAAAGTTAGAAGAAAACGAACTTATACTTACCAGTAATTATAATAAATCGCAATACGACAGAACAAAATGGTATACCGTTACGGAAAAAGCAATTGCCGAACTTAATAATTCCATTTGCCCAAAAGGTAAAATGGAAGCGCCAAATAAGGAAAATGAAAATGCCCCAGAGGGCGAACCTATACCAGATATAAACACAGATATAAAAACAGATATAAAAAAACATAATGTGCTTTTCGAAAAACTGTGGAGCAAATATCCAAACAAAAAAGGAAAGGGGCAGGTATCAGATGCGAAAAAGAAAAAGCTATATGATACTGGAGAAAAGAAATTAACCCGAGCCATTGAAAGATATCTAAAGGACTACGAGAAAGACAAGGACTGGAAAAAAATGCAGAACGGTTCAACCTTTTTCAACAGCGGATACATAGACTACCTTGACGAAAACTACGTACTGAAAGGCACTGAAAAAACAAAATGGAAGCCCGTCACATTTGATGATACGGAGGAGGAAGAGGAGTTACCGGAAGGAGTCGTTGTCCGTCCAGATGGAACAAGGGACTGGTCTGGAGTAAAACGTGATTGGTCTAAGATAGGCGGGCGCACTGGAGGATAAGACATGTATTATGAGTTTAAACAAGAGGATGCTTACCGCTTCGCAAATGAGCAGCATGCACGGACAAGACAAAAAGGCGATGAATTGGAGTTTGCGTTGTGTCCCTACTGCAACGGAGGCAAACACGGAAAAGATGATTTTACATTTTCCATAAACTTAAATACAGGACAGTTCAATTGTTTTAGGTCTTCCTGTAGCAGAGAAGGTAATTTTTTCGCACTATCCAGAGACTTCAACTTTTCACTTGGCGAAGACGTGGAAAGGTATTACAACAACCGGAACATCTATAAGCCGTTCAAGTCGCAAGAGATAAAATCAAAAGACGAAGCCGTGCAGTACTTGAAGGGCAGGGGTATAGGCGAGAGAATTACAAAGCTGTATGAGATTACCGTACAGGAAAATCATAAAAATGTCCTCGTCTTTCCGTTCAAGGATGAAAAAGGTACGCTGTGGTTCGTGAAATACCGGAATACGCAATTCAAGCAAGGCGATGGCGGGAATAAGGAATGGTGCCAGAAGGGCGGGAAACCGATCTTGTTTGGGATGAAGCAGTGCGAAGGATTTGACCGGCTGATCATCACAGAGGGGCAGATAGACAGCTTATCGCTTGCGGATGCCGGAATCAAAAATGCCGTATCTGTACCGACTGGGGCAAAAGGATTCACTTGGGTGCCCCACTGCTGGGACTGGCTTTGCAAATTCAAGGAGTTGATCGTATTTGGAGATTGCGAAAACGGCAAGATCACACTGCTGGAGGACTTGAAAAAACGATTTAAAGGCATAATACGGGCTGTCCGCATAGGGGATTACAAGGGCTGCAAAGATGCAAACGAAATCCTACGCAAGTACGGAAAGCAAGCATTGGTAAACGCAGTCAATAACGCAGAAGACGTCCCGGTATCCTGTATTAAAAAACTTGCAGACGTAAAGTCTGTTGACATATATTCCATGCCGAAGATATTAACAGGGATTAAAAGCCTAGATCACATAATCGGAGGACTGTATTATGGACAAATCATTCTTCTTTCCGGGAAGCGTGGAGATGGGAAATCAACACTTATGAGTCAAATTGAAGCGGAGGCCCTGGAACAAAATCAGAAGGTATTAACTTACTCCGGCGAATTAAATGATTATTATTTCAAGCGATGGCTGGACTTCCAATTGGCGGGAAAACGAAACATATCAAAAAACGAAAAGCCGGAAGGAATCACGTACACCCTCACGAAATCCGTGACAGACAGGATTAACGACTGGTACCGGGACAAGGCGTATATATACGACAATAACGTGATTGAGGATGATGAAATCGAAAATCTGTTGAAGGTCGTAGAGACCGCAATCATGAGGTACGGAATTAATCTGGTGTGTATAGATAACCTAATGACCGCATTGGAAATTGACATGGGAGCCGATCTATATAGGGCGCAATCAAAGTTTGTAGGTAAGCTGTCACGGATGGCAAAGCAGTATGAAGTAGTCGTTTTACTGGTCGCCCATCCTCGTAAGAATACAGCAGGACAGTTGTCCGCAGACGATATATCTGGATCGGCGGATATCGCAAACAAGGTTGATGTGGTAGTAAATTACCTCCGGGATGATGAGCTGCCAGACACTGAGCGAATGCTGACAGTCACAAAAAACAGGCTGACCGGGAAACTAACAAAAAAGGACGAGGGCATCCGATTGTATTATGACGAGGTATCAAAGCGAATCAGTGAGGGGCAAGACGAGTACAAGGTTTATGGCTGGGAAGGAGATAAAGACGGGTTTATGTCAGTCACGGATGAAGAAATACCGTTTGAATAGAGGTGGATTATGGTAGATCATCAAAAAATCAAAGCAATAACAAATGATATATATAATCAATTTTACTTAAAAATAAAAGACTTAGATAATACAAATGAAAATTGGGAACTAATTGTAAAGCTGTCAGATTCATTCGCAGAGAAATATAACTATGATCCATTTTGCAAGGATCTGATTGTAGCTTACGCAGAAGAAATTGACAGAGCACAGAAAAAATAAGGAGGAACAACATGAGAATTATATTTGCAAGACATGATGGAGACGTAAGGGAATATGTATTTGAGATTGGAAAAGATCAAGATATATCCAAAGGCGATTTGCTGCTGGTGGACACGAAGTACGGTCGAAAAATAGCAATAGCGACCACCGGCGTTATTGAAGGTAGCGGAGCCAAGGAAGTTGCTATGAAACAAGGAGCATATTTTCCGTTAAGGAAAGTTATCACATATGCCAACTGGGAGATGGTTCACAATATTAGGGAAGCAGCAAGGACGGAATTGATATCTAAAATAACCAGGCCATTTGACGAAGAGTATTACGAAGAATTGCCCTATTGCCAAAGCAGGCATTGCCGGAAGGAGAAGAAAATGGATGGAACTAATATATCAGAGCAGGTCAGAAGATATTGGGAAGAGAAGATTTTAGAGAAATGCCAAGGCTGTAGATGTTTTCGAGTAGACAGTGAAGCATGTAAAGCGGCGAATGAGTACGCTAAGTCAAGACCTATCTCGTGCAGTCAAGCGGCAGTTGAGATTAAATTTAAGGCGATACGAGGTGAAAGGCTATGAGAGTATACATAAGCGGAGCGATTACAAATGATCCGAACTACCTGTACAATTTTGAGAAAGCGGTCGAAGCCCTCACTAACGATGGATACGTAGTCATCAACCCGGCGCATTTGTACGCCGTCATGCCGGACGATGCAAGGCACAGTGAATATATGTCGATATGCTTGCCGCTGTTGGATTTAGCAGATGCAATTCATATGATTCCGGGATGGGAGAAGAGTCAGGGCGCATGTATTGAGTATGGGTATGCGCTGGCGAAGGATAAAATTATATTACAGTGATTTAAAAATAGGATTGGAGGATATGTAAATGGTGGAATTAAGCAGAGAGGAAGCAGATGAGGTCGAAAGATTCCGAGAGCGAAGAGAGCTTTTCGGCGGGACGCTTAAAGTTACGAATATACACAATGTACCAAGTCAGTTTCCAGTGATGTATAAAAAGATGTTTCATACGAACAGTGTGCAGAATACCTTGTTTGGCAGACCTTGGCTTTCAGACGGAGATGATAGCATTATTAAATTATATGAGGAAGCGTTATCTTGCGGGTATACGATCAAACAATAGAACGAAAGGAGAACGGAATTTGCGGCCGCATAAACCCGGGTTTCTCCTACAGGAAAATGATACTTACAGGAAATAGCTTAGATATTTTAAAAACATTAAAATCAGAAAGTATAAATTGTTGCGTCACATCACCGCCGTACTATGGATTGCGTGACTATGGGCACGATGAACAAATAGGACTTGAAGAAACACCAGAACAGTACATACAAAAATTGGTTGAAGTGTTCAGAGAAGTAAAAAGAGTATTAAAGAACGATGGTACTCTTTGGGTGAATATAGGGGATAGTTATGCTGGAAGTGGAAAGGGAGGGGCGACACATCCGGAAAATGCAGGAAATTACAAACAAGGCACAAACAGGGGAATGGTCGGCGCCGGCGCCACTACGAAAGTAGGATGGGGCAAATGCAAGCCGAAGGATTTAATCGGAATACCGTGGATGTTAGCCTTTGCACTTCGGGCAGACGGGTGGTATCTCCGGCAAGATATCATTTGGCAGAAGCCTAACCCGATGCCGGAGAGTGTAACAGACAGGTGCACAAAATCTCATGAGTATATATTTCTTTTGTCGAAGTCAAGAAGATATTACTTTGACAACGAAGCCACAAAAGAGCCATGCGTAAATGGTGATCCAACACAGCCAAGAGGGAGTAGTGGGACATTTGCGCCCAATGGAGGCAGAAGAGGAAGTGGAAACAAGGAGAGAAAGCAAAGACCATCCCATGAACAGATTAACAGAGAATGCCAAGCTGGTAGCGTGCCGTGGGAACCGAAGGAAAAGCGAAACAAGCGTGATGTGTGGACAGTATCAACAAAGCCATACAGAGGAGCACATTTTGCAACCTTCCCACCGGACTTAATAGAACCATGTATATTAGCGGGATGCCCGGAAAATGGGATTGCATTAGACCCGTTCTTCGGCAGCGGAACGGTTGGGGTAGTAGCAGAAAAACATAATCGTGACTGGATTGGGATTGACGTTAATCCAGATTATTGTGAAATAGCAAAAAATAGAATCGCAACAGGAAAATAGAAGAAAGGAGCAGCAGCCCCGGCCGGGTAATAGCTATAGCGGCTCCTGAGTGGAAAATGAAGATATTAGTAGCTTGTGAAGAAAGTCAAGCAGTAACAATAGAACTTAGAAAATTAGGTCATGAAGCGTATAGTTGTGATATTGAAGAGTGCAGTGGAGGGCATCCGGAGTGGCACTTGCAAACAGATGTAACCGAGTTATTAAAAATGAAGTGGGATATGATACTTGCCTTTCCTCCTTGTACATATTTAAGCAACGCTGGTGCTTGCAGATTATATCCGAAAAAGGGAATTTTAAACGAAGAGCGATATAAAAAAGGGTTGGAAGCAAAAGAATTTTTTATGATGTTTTATAATGCAAACTGTGAAAAGATTGCTATCGAGAATCCGGTATCTAGTAAGATATTTGAAATGCCGACACATACACAAGAAATTCAACCGTGGCAGTTTGGACATCCATATACCAAAAAAACTAGATTGTGGTTGAAGGGTTTAAAACTATTAGAACCAACCGATATTGTACAGCCTATAAGCCCATATGTTCCTTCGGGAACCGGAAGGAAAGACAAGAGTAAATATGGAGCGGCTAAAAGAGGCGAAGATGCGAAGAATCGCGCTAAGACCTTCCCCGGAATTGCAAAAGCTATAGCAGAGCAATGGGCGGGAAAAGCAAATAAATAACAGAAAGGAACGGGACTCCCGGGAAAGATGCATCGGTTCCTTTAGCAGAAAGAATGAAGATAGGATTACATGACGCAGACGCAGACCATATCAAGAATAAGAATTTCCCTAATTATGCCTTAATGAAAATATCTGCATGGCATAAGCAGAAAGGGAATTCGGTTGAATGGTGGAATCCATTATATGTATATGACATGATATACAGCAGTAAAATATTTGATTTTATGCGGTGGTGGCGGCATTCTTGTTAATGGTATTGGTGGCACTAATCAAGGCAGTAATAGACATGATCAAAGACAAGTCATGATTCCAGTATGGAATCACCTTTGCAGTGATAAGATGCCTTAACAAACGTGTGAATCATCTTAACGGTCAATATCATTCCCTCCGGCAGATCAAAGGCAAACGGATTGTCGGGGATGGACAGGTATTCTTGATAGAGCAGATAGGCGTCATAGTTTTCAAATTGGATTAGATTCATAGATATCTCCTTAGATTATTAGATGTGATGGGGATAGTATATAGCAAAATGCGGCAGTTGTAAATAAAAAAGGAGGATGATTACTTGAAATGGGGCAAAAATTTTACACATCATTAAAGACATTGATAGTACCGCCGGAAGCGGAAGAAGCATTTAGGCGGCCGGCTTATGCATACACACCGATATGTTTCGACCCCAAGTATCGGCGGGAACAAAGGGCAGACAGGAGGGGAGAGGTTGGACAAGAGTATACTAATACAGTATTGCGACATGCAGGAAGAGGCTAAAGATTTAAGGGAGCGGCGGTATAAACAAGAGGAAGAACTGCTGAAAATGAATGAAGATGGGTATGTCGTAACGGATTTTGTTAAGGGGACTAAGAAAGACGGCACATACGGCAGTATAAAAATAACCGGCTTCCCCTTCCCGGAATACGATCAAAAGAGATTGAAGCTGGGAGGATTAATACAAAGGCTGGATTTAAAAGAACAGGAGCTACTCGACACTCTATGCAAGGTAGAACAATACATAGAATCTATTGAGGATGCGAGGATAAGAAGAATATTCCGCTATCGGTATATAGACAATCTGAATTGGGTACAGATAGCGCACAGGATGGGTGGAAAGCATACAGCGGAGGGGTGCAGAAAGGCACATGAAAGATTTCTTGAAAATAATTAAAGTTTGTCCGTTTTGTCCGCTTTGCCTGTGATATTATTTAAAATAGGCAAGAGTATATGAGAGATACTTTTGCAACATGGTTTTTCATTTGGAACTCCTTCCTTGGCCATCGGTCGTCAAACGCCGGTGGCCGAATCATCAGATCGCAGTACAAGACGCAAGACGGTCTGCTACACAATTATAATAAGGCATCGGCTTAGGTCGGTGTCTTATTCATGTAATAAAAAGTAGGTGATACCATGATACTCAAACAAATAATTGTAAATCAAAAGCCTATTACATGCACAGCCTGTCCGCTTAGGGAGATATATACACGGCACTGCGGGAAGATAGGGAGTATTAATTATAATGGCGGCGTGGTGTTCGGCAAGATGCCGGATGAGGATTGCAAGCTAAGGGAAGGGGAAGACGGATCATGACTCAACAGGAACTATCACGGTGGATACAGGAATTAATCAAAGAAGATAAGCTGTATAAGTTTTATAAGAGCAAGGAGTGGAGGAAGCTAAAGCAGGATATACTTACAGAACATCACAGCGAATGTGTATGGTGCAAGAAGAAAGGCGTTATATCTAAAGCAGTCACAGTACACCACGCACAGTATGTAAGGAAGCATCCACACCTAGCGCTGAGTAGAACCTATACACATAAAGGTAAGACCTATGACAATCTTATACCACTATGCCATGACTGCCACGACAAAGCACATGACCGCATGAGGTACAAATCAAAAGCCAAGACGATTAATAAGGAGCGGTGGTAATGAGGACAGACAAAGTGTGGAAGGGTAAGCGAGTAAGGTTTACAGGTAAGCAATGCTCGTATGCCAATCTATTTGCTTATGAAAAAATTTTCGGAGATAGTATATATATAGTATTAGGCACTCGCAGCGATTGTTGTAATGTATATCTGATCCTTGATGGGATAGACGGTGCATATAACAGCAAAATGTTTGAGCAGATACCCCCGGCACCCCCATAAGGGGTTTATTTTAGGGAGGGACAAGCAACGGGGGTGGGTCTTGTTTCCAGAGAAACTTTAAAGATGAAAATTATCAGGAAAAGGAGGGGTGTAAAATGGCGAGACCAACAAAAAGTGACATGTCGAGAAGGGACACGGAATCCGCATTATATAAGGTTTTGGAACTAAACAGCATGGAAGAGAAATTTTATAAAGACCAGGTTACTGAATACATGAAATTTTATGATAATTTAGCGAAATTAAACGAGGTTTTAGATGACAGAATAGATGTTGATGTCTTGCGGGAGAAAAGACAGGTCACGAAAGAAATGAGAAGTATCTTGATGTTTTTAGGACTAAAACCACTGGAGAATGGTGGTGGTGGATTTGAAGATTTATAGCAAGTACATCAATCCCTATATGGAAACGATACTTGAAAATAAAGTGGAACACTGCAAAGAGCAGGAGGACATGATTAAGAATAATATTATCCCTGTATTGGAAAGGGATGATGTTTACATAGATGAAGCGAAAATCGAAGATGGATTATCACTACAGAAATACTTCCCTTACAAACTGATTGAGTGGGAAGTATTTTTATTTGCTTTAATTGCCGGTATATTCTATAAAGTAACTGGCGATATCTTTTTTAAAGTAATCCGTATTATGGTAGGGCGCGGAAGTGGGAAGAATGGATTTATTGATTTTCTGATTTTCTATTTTATATCGCCCAAACATGGTGTAATGAATTACAATGTGGATTTACTGGCAAACAGCGAAACGCAGTGCAAAGTGTCTTTTAATGATGTGCATGATCTTATTGACAGCCCCATAGATGCAAGCCACGAAAAGGTTTTAAAATCAAATTACTATATCACAAAAGAAATTATTATCGGCAAAAAAACAAAATCCGAATTGCGGTTCAATACATCTTCTAAACGAGGAAAGGATAGTAAACGTACCGGGTGCATTATTTATGACGAGAAACACGAGTATTTAAGCGCTGATAATATAAATACTTTAAAGAGTGGACTTGGAAAAATAAAATACGGGCGTGAAATAACGATTACGACTGACGGCCATGTCAGAGGGGCAGTACTGGACAATGAAAAAGAACAGAATCATGCAATTTTAAAGGAATATAATCCGTTAAACCGCACACTGGTATTCTGGTGCCGGATTGAAGATGAGAAAGAATGGAACCAGCCGGATAAATGGATTAAGGCAATCCCAAGCTTGAATGACTTTCCGGAATTAAAAAGCACGATTCAGCAAGAGATATTAGATATGCCCTATAACATGGATTATTACCCAGAGTTTATGGCAAAACGATTAAATTTTCCAATAGGAAACAAAGACGTAGAGGTTGCCACGTGGGATGATCTGCTTGCTACCGATCAGGAATTTATTGACTTAGAAGGTCGTGATTGTGTTGGCGGTGTTGATTATGCGAAAACAAATGACTTTGTAGCATGCGTATTGGTTTTTAAGGTAGATGGCAAATATTATGTAAAGCAGCAGACATTTATTTGTAGCCAATCAAGAGACTTGCCCGGAATTAAGGCTCCGCTAAGAGAATGGGAGAAAAAAGGAGACGTTGTCTTTGTGGATGATGTCGAGATACCGCCCCATTATGTAACGGAATGGTTCGCAGAAAAAGGAGCAAAATACAACATTGTAAAAATTGCGATAGATAACTTCCGCTACTCCCTGTTAAACGTAGCACTTAAAGAAATAGGATTTGAAGCCTTTGAAAAGAAAAATGTAAAATTGGTGCGTCCTAATGATATCCGGCAAGTATCGCCGATTATAAATTCGGTTTTTGTGAATCATAATTTTGTTTGGGGCGATCTACCAATCATGCGATGGTATACAAACAACACAAAAAAAGTGACTGATGGTGTGAATTGCGTATATGGGAAGCAAGAGCCGAATCTTCGGAAAACAGATGGATTTATGGCATTAGTATCAGCCATGACGGTGGTAGATGATATTAAAGCGCCACCGCCAAATATATATTTAAAAACGATCACAGTGTGAGGTGATAAACATGAGCATATTCAGCAGTATCGGGCAAGGTCTATATGACTTTCTCGACAAAAAAGTAGATAAATCAAAAATACAGACAGTCTCCGGATCATTAGCAACATCCGTACATTTCCGTGAGATTGCCTTATATATAGCTACTAGCTACATAGCAAATACAATTGGAAAGTGCGAATTCCGTACATACAAAAATGGGAAAGAAGAAAAGGATTGGTTGCACTATACATTAAACGTGAATCCGAATCCAAACTATAGCGGGAATCAATTTAAGAACAAATTGATCTATCAATATTTTTACGGCGACGGCGCGCTTGTAATTCCAAAGAAATCAAGAGATGGGGGCAAGCTGTATATAGCAGATGAATTTCATGTCGATAAGAGTTCCGGTCTAAGTGATTGGATGTATTCCGGTGTAAAGATTGATGATTACGCAGATTCGCAATCATATCTAGCGAGAAATGTCTTTTATTTTCAACAAGACAACAAAAACGTGAAAGAATTGATAGATGGTCTATATGTAGATTATGGAGAGCTATTATCCTCAGCTATGAGGCAGTTTAAAGAACTGGGAGACAAAAAATACAAGTTATCCATTGATGCAGTAAAAGCCGGCGATAAGAAATTTAACGAAATATACGAAGACACTATAGTGAAGCAGCTAGAGAGTTTTTTAAATAATCCCAAAGCTGTATACCCGCAATTTGAAGGATTTAATTTAGAGGAGATCAATTCAGGTAAGAAAAATTCTACAAGCTCTGGCGGCAGCAGTGATGTGATTGACTTGCGCAAAGAATCATTCGAAATAGTATCGCAAGCAATTAAAATACCGATGCCGTTATTACAAGGGAATATAACCAACATACAGGAAATTGTGAGAGTGTATCTTGCATTTTGTATTGAACCTATTGCGAACATGCTTGGTACAGAATTAACAAGGAAGTCCTTCAAGTTCAAGGAATGGGAAAACGGCTGTTATGTAAAAGTGGATACATCAAAGATTAACCACTATGACATTATGGAGGCAGCGGAGAAAGTAGATAAACTCATATCAAGCGGTACGACAAACGTAGACGAAAACCGGGAGCTGCTGGGCATGGATTTATTAAATACAGAGTTTAGCAGAGCTCATTTTATAACAAAAAACTATGAAACATCAGAAGATGCTTTGAGAAGCGAAAAGGAGGTGAGTGCAGGGTGAGAAAATACTACTCTTTAGTTGAAAATGAAAATGAAGCAAGCATTAATATCTATGGAGATATTGTTTCATGGGAATGGGTTGAAAGTGACGTATCCAGCTATACCCTGTCAAAAGAATTGGAGGGGTTAAGCGTAGATAAAATTAATGTCTACATAAACTCATACGGCGGCGAAGTGGCAGAAGGGATTGCTATTTACAACACCTTGAAACGTCACAAATCCAAAGTTGTGACGCACTGTGACGGTATGGCGTGTTCGATCGCCAGCGTTATTTTTATGGCGGGGGACGAAAGGGTTATGGAGGATGCATCGCTGCTCATGATTCATAACGCATGGACAAACTGCAGCGGAAATGCAAATGATATGAAAAAAGCCGCTGAGGACTTGGAAACAATCAACAATTTGTCTGTAAAGGCATATATGAGCAAGGTGAATATTTCGCAGGAAGAATTACGGGGGATTATGGATAATGAAACATTTTTAAGTGCTGAGGACGCTCTTGCAAAAGGGTTCGCGACTGGAATCAACAAAGAAAAGAGCGAGAATTACAGCCAGTCAGCGAAACGGCAAGTAGTAAACACTCTATTGGGAGAAAGATCAATTTACGCCGATGCCACGAAAATGGCAGAAGTAATAGTTGAATCTGTTAAGGAGCAATTAAAAATAGCCCCCATTGATATCCAAGTTAGCGGAAGAGTCATGAGTGAAGTACTTAAGAAAATTAAAAGCTCCAAAGAAGATGCAGAGGAAGAGCCGGAGGACACCGAAGAAGAGGAAGAGACCTTAAGTGATGAAACAGACGATGATCCAGAACCGGATGAAGAACCGGATGAGGATAAAGACGAAACTGAAAACCAGAAAAATGAATCAGTCCAAATGTGGACTGGTTTTTTTAATGCAATAGGAGGAAAGAAAGTATGAGCATTACGATTGAAAAAAACGATGTAGCACTACAAATGACACAGGCCATGAAAGAGAATGACGAAGCAAAAGTAACGGCAGCATGGGATAAGTTCCAGCGAGCGGTAGCTGACGAGGTTAAAGCTGACTTTGAGGAACTAAAAGCGTCCAATGACAAAAGTATCCTATCACAAAGAGGATACCGGCAGCTGACAGTAGAGGAAACAAAGTTTTACCAAAAACTGGCCGAAACTGGCAAACAAAAAAATTGGAAACAGGCGTTTACCGATCTAATCGACATTGATCATGGTATGCCTACCACAATTATTGAGGATGTGTATAAGGGATTGGTTGAGGAGCATCCGCTGCTAAAAAAGATTAATTTCCAATACGTGTCTTACATGACAAAGTGGCTACTAAATGACCACACAGTACAGACTGCCGTATGGGGAGAAATTACAGCGGAGATTACGAAAGAGATCACATCCGCATTTCGCACCGAAGACATTGATCAGAATAAATTATCTGCTTTTGCAGTAATTGAAAAGGGCATGTTAGATTTGGGTTCGACATTCCTAGATAACTACATCCGCACGATCTTAAAAGAAGCGCTGTATGTTGGTATGGAAACCGCAATCATCAGCGGAGCTGGGATGAATTGTCCAATTGGTCTCGATAGAGACATTCACGAGGGCGTGACAGTGTCAACAACAGCGGGTTATCCGCAAAAAACACCGGTTGCAGTGACGGAATTCACGCCAAAAGCGTATGGCGAACTAATCGCAAAAATGGCGGTCACGGAAAGAGGAAAGAAGCGGAATTTTGGAAGCGTGACCATGATTGTGAATCTCACAGACTATCTAACAAAGGTAATGCCAGCCACAACAGTTATGACGGTGAATGCAGAATATAAGAGTAATTTATTCCCATTTCCGACTGATGTTGTTATCTCGAATTATATCGAGGACGGACAGGCAATTTTGTTCATTCCGCAGGAATATTTCTTGGGCTGCGGCGGCCCGAAAGATGGGGTTATTGAAGCCACGGATGAATACAGGTTCCTGGAGGATCAAAGGGTCTATAAGATCAAGCAGTATGCACATGGCAAGGCTTATGACAATACTACATCCTTATTACTGGATATCAGCAATCTACAGGAAGCTTATATCGCCGTTGTAGATAAAACACCCACCGCCTAACAGGGAGGTGCTCTCATGAGCGATTTATTAACAGAACTAAAAAGTAAATTAAAAATCACATGGGAAGATGATTCCACGGAGTCACGGCTCAAGCAAGTAATTTCCTCCGCAGAACCCACACTTACTTTTAAGTTGGGTTTATCGGGGGATTTTGACTTTACGCAGTCAGGGATAGAGCAAAGCCTATTTTTAAACTACTGCATGTATGAGTGGAATAATTGTGCAAATCAATTCGATAGTGCGTATAAAAATGAAATCATGCAGGTACGAGCGAAGCGAGAAGTGGAAACTTATCAGGAGGAACAAGCCGATGCGGATGAATAACTACAACGATGGCATTGTCTCTATCTATACTGAGTCTGCGGGTAAGACGGATTTTAATGCGAAGAAAAACGCAAAAACACTAGAGGACTTGGAATTTATTGTAAAACTTCCCTACGATGAAAAAACTGTCCGGCAGCAGGACGTAGAGTATTTTGACCAAATAGGAACAAAAAAGACGATGAAAATCGTCACTCCTCTTGTGAGCTCCTTGCAAAACAAACACAAAGCCGTCATTAACGGTTATTTGTATAGCATCACATATATCGATCCAAGCCGGAAAAAAAATGAGCTCTACATCTACATGGAAGGAGTGAGGGAACTTGCTGAATGAAATTAAAGAAAAGCTAAAAGGATTAAATCCAAATGTGTTTTACGGACTCGCTAAGGTGGATGTTGAAGAGTGGAACTACATTGTTTTTGGCAGAAAAAGCCATAATGTGAGCGAAAAAAACAACAGGGACGCAGTGGAGTATTACTTTGTTGCAATTGTGAACGAGGAATACATACCAGAGGAAACAGCTGCAAGTGTTATTGAGACAATGACATCCATTCCCGGCATGAGGGTAACCCCTGGAACACATGACTACAATTATGCAAAAAAAGGCGGCACTGATATGACAGTGGAGGTATTGGAGTTAGAGTTCTACCGAGCGAAGAGGGGGCGGTGAGATGGCTACTGTTTCAATAGACTCTAAAAGTTTTGAAAAAGTAGTTGATGCCATACAGAAATTCGGAGAAGGCGCAGAAGCTGAAATCAATAAATATCTTCCGGGCGAAGGCGGCGAGGTAATTAAGAAAAACATTCAGTCTCGTCTACCAACTTCTGGGCGCACGTGGAGCGGGAAAAGCCCTGCGGCGAAAAGTATTGATCCCTTTAGGAAGATAGGTGCAAATCTCGCCGTTGAAGTGCTTGCGACAAATGCATATAAATATTTATATTTTCCAGATGATGGGTCTAGCACTAAAAACCATTACGGAGGGCAAGAATTCATGCAGCGTGGTGCAGAAGACAGCACCGAGGAGATCACAGATAACATTATTAATAAAATCCTACAAAAATTTTAAGGAGGTACATAATGTACAATAAAGTTTTAAGCGAATACGAAGTGAATAAAATTGGTATTATTTTTAACGGGGAAGCGTCAGGCGTTACAAATGAATGCGTCGGTACCGCAGAAGAATCCATGAATGTGAAGACGGTTGTAAAAAAATGCAAGGGCGTGGAAACAAAGTCCCGAACGAAAGGGGATGGAACTGGAGAAATAAAGCTATCCCTGCATATTGCATATGATGTATACTCTGAAATGTTCGGAATGGGCGTGGGTGGGTTAATTGATGGCGTGGCTGCATATGGTGAAAATTCCAGCCATAAAGCATTTTGTTTAACTGAAAGGATCTTGGACGAAGATAGCATTGTAAAACTCAAAGCATATCCGAATTGTCAAGTCAAGGAAGGGATGAGCCGGAAGGTCGAAAATGGAGCGGATGAGGTTGCAGAAATTGAGTTGACAATCGCTGTTATGCCTGATGATTACGGAAACGGCATGTATGAATCTGTTGAGTCTCAATTGACTGACGCAGACGCAAAAGAAAAATGGCTGACCGAATTCACACCTGATTTAGTGCGAGCTCCGGAGGCGTAATCTATGAAAAAGTATAAGGTATTAACAAATTTTAGAGACGAGGAAAAGCCGGGGGTGTTCCACCGTGCAGGAAGTGTGATTGAATTGACTGATGAAAGAGCAAGTAAAGTTCTATCTGTTGGGAAATTCGTAGAAGTTATTGAAGAGGCTGCCGCAGAAACACATGGGGAGCCAATTAAAAAGAAGAAATCAGCAAAGAAAACTAAAAAATAATAATATCGGCATCGTGTGAAAGCACGGTGCCTTTTTAAAGGAGGAAGTTATGAGCAATAAAGATTTTAAAACGAGCCGCTTAAAATACAAAATGTTTGACGGAACCACGGTGGAGATGTCTCTTTCTATGATTCTCCTGTATCGGTTAAGGGCGAAAAATAAAAAAGCATACGAAAACGTCAGTAAGTTGCTCACGAATGGGCCAAAAGAAGTTATTGAAATAGCGGAAATATTATATGGAGCTTATCTTTGTGCGAACTTAGAAGAAGAGAAGCCAACATCGTTTGAAAGTTTTCTGGAAAACATGAACCCCAGTTATGAAGTAAACGGAGATTATGTTTCGCAATTAATAAGTCCTAAAAAAAAGTAGGTTTCCGAAAGCCATTTATAAGCAAGACAAAAAAAATAAAAAGTAAGTACAAGATACCGGATTTCGAGCTTGAGGATGTAGAAGACTATTACACATATTACGTATTGATTCTCGGGATAAGCGAAGAAGTTTTTTGGCACAGCGATTACTCGTTCTTGGTGTCGATTGTGGAAAATAGAACAGCTTTTAGCAATTGGAAGAGGTATGTCGAGCAAACAGAGGAAGAGGCGGCGAGAAAAAAGAGATAGGAGAGTGAATACATGGCAAATAACAGGGAGGCTACCGTTAAATTCAAAGCCAACACCTCAGAATTTACGTCAAATATCAAGAAGGCAGAAACAAATCTAACGCAGTTGCGTGCAGAATTAAAACTTAACACTACACAGATGAAAGGCTCGGGGGATAGCATTGACACCCTAAAAAGCCGCTTGTCCATTTTGGCGCAAGAGCAAACCGAAGCGAGTGCAAAAACGGAAAACCTCCGCGCGAAATTGGAAGAGGCAAAGAGTATCTATGGGGAAAACAGCACGGAAGTTGAGAATTACACAAGATATCTTACTAATGCCGAGAATGTAGAAGCTAGTATACAAAATGAAATTGGTAGTGTGACACAGGCTTTAAAAGAGCAAGAGGACGCTAGTGGAGATTTAGCGAAATCCGTAGAAGAAGCAGATAAAAAAATAGAAAACTTCGATAAGGAATTGGAGTTAAATCAAGCTAAATTAGACGGTTCTAAAAATAAAACCGACCTCTTAAAAGACAGGCAGAAAATATTAGGTGAGCAATTCAAGGCCAGCGGAGATAAAGTTAAAGCATTAGAACAAGCGCTGGAGACATGCGGGCAAGAGTGTGGTGAAAACTCAGAGGAATACGCAGAATTAAAATCAGAATTAACAGAAGCCCAGACCGAGCAAGAAAAAATTCGCAATGAGATAAACAAAACAACGGAAGAACTAAAGAAGCAGAAAAATTCACTGGAAGAAGCAGGTGAAAAATTCTCCAGTTTCGGGAAAAGCACTGAGGATATCGGAAAAAAAGTTTCGGTTGCTAGTGCGGCAGTGACGGCGGCTGGAACAGGTATTGCGAAAACGGCTATTGACTTCGAAAGTGCGTTTGCTGGTGTGAAAAAAACAGTAGACGAAGTCTATGATGCGAACGGCAAGTGTACATACAGCTATGAGATGTTGGAAGATGGCATTAGAAACATGGCAAAAGAAATCCCCGCAACCACAACGGAGATTTCGGCAGTGGCAGAGGCGGCGGGGCAATTAGGAATAAAAACAGAAGATGTCCTTGCGTTCACAGAAGTCATGATTAACATGGGAGAGTCAACAAATCTTTCCGCTGATGAAGCAGCAACATCTCTTGCGAAATTCGCAAATATAACCGGGTTGGCGGCAGACGAGTCAATGACCGCACAAGAAAAATACGGAAAACTCGGCTCCGTCATTGTTGATCTCGGTAATAATTATGCAACTACAGAAGCGGACATCGTAGCAATGGCAACCAATTTAGCATCGGCTGGAACGCAAGTCGGAATGTCCGAAACGGATATTATGGCTTTAGCGGCTTCCTTGTCTTCTGTTGGACTAGAAGCACAAGCCGGTGGCACTGCTTTTTCTAAGGCCTTAATTGAAATGCAGTTGGCAGTAGAAACAAATAGTGATTCTCTAGCGGATTGGGCAGATGTCGCTGGAATGAGTACTGATGAATTTGCAACTGCCTTTAAGGAGGATGCGACTGGAGCATTGCAAGCGTTTATACAGGGGTTATCTGAGTGCGGTGGCGAAACAGATTCGGCGATAAAGATACTTGACGAAATGGGCATCACGGAAACAAGAATGCGTGATGCGTTACTGCGTTCTGCAAATGCGAGCGAAGTGTTTACTGGCGCGCTTGGAGCAGGGAAACAGGCATGGGAAGAGAATACAGCGCTAACAGAAGAGGCAAGCAAGCGATACGAAACAACAGAGAGTAAACTTGGAATACTTAAAAATAGTATAGCGGATGTTGGGATTTGCTTTGGGCAAATGTTGTTACCACAGCTGCAAGCCGTAGTCGAGAAAATACAAGGGGTATGTGAGCGACTGCAAGGGATGGACGATAAGACGAGGGGGACAATCCTTGGGATTGGAGCGTTTATCGCCGTACTTGGGCCGGCTTTGATTATTATTGGAAAGATATCGCAAGGCATAGGGGCAATAACTACCGTAGTAGGGAAGGTGACAAAATACTTTTCCTTACTCGGAAACAGTGCAAGTTTGGCCGGTGCTACAGCATCGGGAGCTATGACATCTGCCGTGCTTCCGATCTTAGGCATAGCGGCGGCGGTAGCGGCGGTTATTGCTGTTTTCGTATTACTCTGGAATAAGTGTGATGGATTCAAGGAATTTTTTGTCGGAATATTTAACGCCTTAAAAGAAACAGTACAGGGGTTTTTAGACAAAATAAACTTCGGAGACAAAATTGATGCAATTAAAGAAAAATTTTCAGGTCTTGGAGAAAAACTTACTGGATTGGGGGATTTGTTTAAAGTAATTGGGACGATAGCCGGCACAATAATTGGAGTAATGATTATACCTAAAATAGTGATGTTGGTAGGGTTATTTGGTGCGTTAATGAATGCAATTGAGCCAGTTGTTACAATTATAGGTAGTGTTATTGATATATTTTCCGGCCTCGGGAGTATGATTGTCGGTGTTTTCACCGGAGATATGGACAAGGCGAAAGAAGGGGCGCAGACATTTATAAGTGGAGTAGGGGATGCGTTTGGTGGTCTATGGGATTTGGTGTCGGGCATACTGGGTGGATTTGTAAGTGGAATTTTTTCGTTTTTCTCATCTTTGTTAGAAGCATGTGGAATCATGCCGTTCATTGAAAAAGCGATAGAGGTATTTAGCAATATAAAAGATGCGATAATAGAAAAATTCCAAGCCATTGGAGAGTTCTTTGTAAATCTTTGGAATGGATTAACAGATATAGTATCTACAGTATTTGAGATGATAAAAAATGTTATCACTGTTGGCATAATGTTTATAGGCGAGATATTGTCCGCAGCTTTTCAAATTATCACACTGCCATTTAGGCTCATATGGGAAAACTGCAAAGATACCATAATAACAATATGGGAAGCTATTAAGCAAACAGTCAGCACGGCGGTGGATGCGGTTAAGACGAAAGTGATTGATACATGGACTGCAATCAAGTCAGGAATAGAAACAATCATAAATGCTGTAAAAAGCGTTCTCTTAACTGTCTGGAATGCAATAAAGGCAGTAATAAGTACGGTAGTGGATGCAATTAAGACAAAGGTCACCACAACGTGGAATGCTATTAAAACAGGAATAACAACGGCTGTTAATGCGATAAAGACAGTAATAACAACCGTCTGGAATGCAATAAAGAGTGTGATTACTACTGTTGTTAGTGGAATTAAAACGGCTGTGTCAACAGGGTTTAACGCACTAAAATCTCTTGTATCAACGCCGTTGAACGCAGCAAAGGAAACAGTCTCGAACATATTTGATTCCATTAAAACAGCAATTGGAGGCAAGATAGATGGAGCAAAGGAAGCTGTTAGGACGGGAATAGATAAAATAAAAGGATTCTTTAATTTTTCGTGGTCTTTGCCAAAATTAAAATTGCCACACTTTAGCGTTAGCGGTAGTTTTAGCTTAAACCCTCCATCGGTTCCGAGTTTTGGAATTGATTGGTATGCAAAAGGTGGAATTTTAAAAGTCCCAACTATTTTGGGCATGAATGGAAATAAACTTATGGGTGGCGGAGAAGCCGGCCCGGAAGCAATATTACCGATCAGCAATTTGGTTAATTATGTTGAGGATGCCGTGGGAAACGTTATGTCCACAAACCAACAGACAATAGATGAAAGCAAACTCGCCAAAATGATTGCAAAAGCCGTAAGTGAAATATCAATTACAGCACAAATTGGAGAGCGTGAGTTTCTTAGACTCAGCAAGGACACGGGGGTGTGATAGCCATTGAAGATATATTATTTAAGCAGTTCAGGAGATGAGATACATTTAAATAAATGGCCGATCATGGTAAGTAATCAGGCAGAGATTTTTGAAAATGAATGGGCTTACGAATACGACTCAATGTCCGGCATCAATGGAGTGAAAATTACTTCATTTAATAAGAAGTTAGCAGAAAAGGATTTAAAATTGGAAGTTTTTGCAGATTCCGAAGAACATTACGCAAGCATCGTAGAGTCCTTTCATGAATCGTGTGAAAAAGACATTATTAATCTAACACCAGGAAAACTTTTTGTGAACAACTATTACATCCAATGTTATATATCTGGGAGTCAATACGGAGAATATGATGAAAATTTTTATGCAGTAGAAAAGACAATCAGTATCGTAACAGAATATCCCTTCTGGTGTCAGGATGTCGTGACTTCCTTTTACAAAAAAGAAGAAGCACTCCTTGACGGAGAAACCCTTGACTATCCAAGAGTCTATCCCTACGACTACAAACGCAGTGACGATGCCGGCAGCAATCTGCTCAATAACCATTATGCCCCATGCGATTTTCAGATGTGCATACAAGGGGCTTGTGTAGAGCCGGATATCACGATCGGCGGACATCTCTATGAGGTGAAAACGACCGTCTCCGATAATGAGTATCTGATTATCGACAGCCGGTTCAACACGGTTAAGAAATACGATAAATACGGGAACGAATTCGATGTATTTAATTCCCGGAACAAGGAAAGCGATCTATTTCAAAAGATTCCAGTCGGAAATAGCCTGACTGTGTGGTCAGGTGAGTTTAGTTTTGATGTCACTTTGTTTTACGAAAGGAGCGAACCGAAATGGACTTTATAATTGCCGATGCAAACCGCATGGAAGAAGGGTTCTTGAACTCCTTTGAAACTATTGATCTGGAGATCGGAGATACAGATGCATCTAACGACTTTGAACTGACTCTTGCACTATCGGATGCATTCCTGGACTATAGTAAATACATCTTTGTACCCGGCACGGAGTACGGAGGAATCATTGAGGATTTAAAAACTTCCACCTCTTCCAATTCCGCGTTATGGTACGGAAATACATGGAGAGGGCTCTTGGATCAGATTATCATAGAGCCACCGTCTGGATCGGCGTATAAAACTGTATCCGGGGAGGCAAATACGGTAATGCGAACTATGTTAAGCGGAAAGTTGAGCAATCTATTTGAGGTAGAAACGAAAAGCAGCGGCATCACAGTAAGCTATCAGTTTAACCGCTACGCTTCTTATTTGGATGGCTTCATGTCCATGTTAGCACAATACAACGCACGCCTAGAAATATGGGTTGAACAGGGTGGGGCAAATGAAGCCTTCGCGGTGAAGCTAAAAGCTGTCCCGGTCACTGATTACAGCGAAGAAATCGAATACAGTCAGGACAATAAAGTAAACTTAACCATCCGGGACTACCGGAGAGGCATTAATCACTTAATCTGCCTTGGGAAAGGCGAATTAACGGAGCGGCAGGTATTACACTTGTATGTAGCAAAAAACGGTACGATCGGCACAACAAAGTATTATACCGGCCTCGCAGAACGTACCGCAGTATATGACTATTCCTCAGCAGAGGATTCAGCGGCATTAAAAACGTACGGTATAAAACGGCTACAGGAACTAATGAATTATAAAAAGTTAGAAATGAGTGTACAGGACTTAGACCTTGCCATTGGCGATATTATTGCCGGCCGAGAAAGAAAGACCGGAACTTATCTTAGTAAGCCGATTATCCGGAAGATCATAAAGGCGGAAGGTTCAAAAACAAGTATCGAGTATAAGGTAGAAGGAGAGGATTAGGCATGGAATTAATAACAGGATATGGCGGCGAGGCACACGTAACCGCGGAACAGGATGGGTCTTTGTATGCCGGTCTATTCGGGGCAGATGAATATATACTGCCAATTGGTAAACAGATGGCAGCAGAGGCTGTTACGGCAAACACTGTCAGGGTATATGACGGAAGTGCAGTCATGAAGGGCAGGCATTGGTGGATTAAACCGGATACATATGTAGATTTTGAAATTGAAAATGGAACGTCCGGATATTTGAGAAACGACATACTTGTTGCTAAATACCAAAAAGACCCAGTGACCGGAATAGAAACAATTGAGTATAAGACAAAAATGGGCGCCGTTGGGGCAACCGCAAAAGACCCGTCCTATGTAAAAGGGGATATCCGATACGGGGCAACCGAGAACGAAATGCCTCTGTATAGGGTTTGTTTGAACGGAGTAAATGTTTCAAGCATAGCTAGAATTAGCCCAATCATACCAAGCATTACCGGACTAAAGGAGAGTATAAGCTCGAATGTTTCGTCTCTGACCACAAAGATTAATACATTGAATACGGATTTAACAAAAAAAATAACAGCCTTGGACACGGCAACGGCTGCATCCCTAAAGACATTGAAAGCAGGGGCAGCGAAAGAATACTATGCAAAAGGCTTACGAATTGTCCGTGGTACAAAAGTTATAAAGCCGTCAGCGAGCAGTAACCGGCACACACTTTTCAGTAAATTCAAATCCACATACGGGGTCGATGCTTCCGTGGTGGTGACAAACGGACACATCGAAGCGAACTCATATATTGTTATGGGCACCAGCTATTCACACAACAAAGATATTTTGTACGTCTATTTAAACGGGGCAACGAATGTGCAGTTTCGGGTGAATTACACTATTATCTACAATGCGTAGGAGGTATTGAAATGAGCGAATACTTTATTGTCAACAAAGACAGAACCGTCACTATTCCTCCGGGCGTCAAAGTTGTAGGGGTGGAAAACGATCATAACTGCAAAAGGGTAATGTTTGAGTGTCCTAGATACTACGATGGGTATGATTTAACCCAGTGCACGCAGCATCATGTAAATTTTATTAACCTTACTGCCGAGACACAAGGGCGGCACAACATTGACGATATCACAATAGATACAGCAGATGAATCTATTATCCATTTCAGCTGGCTCATATCCAGTATTGCAACAGCAAAAGCCGGGGAAGTCGCTTTTTCGCTGTGTTTTAATAGCATTGATACAGATGGTAATATCGAATATGAATGGAATTCAGCGTACACAGGTGGTTTAATGGTAGAACAAGGATTGTTTGTCACTGGCGGGGATGCTGCTTATTCCACGGCAAATTACCCCGTGGGGGCAATCCTGTTGGTCATGGAAGAGCATAATTATGATCCGGCTGAAAAATACGGCGGTACGTGGATATCCTACGGATTAAAAAGGCTTATGGCGTCAGCAGAGTCTACAGAGGGAACCGCAGAAGAGGCTACAGAGGAAACCACGGAGACCACGGAAGATGCCGAGACAGAGACCGCAGAGGAAACAGAGACCGAAGTCGTAGAAGAAGAGAAAGATATGTATGTATATGTGTATGTCAGGACATCGTAAGGAGGTGGCGGCATGGAGTACTTAGAGACTGAAATCAACATCGTAGATGAAGATATACACCTAATTGTCAATAGCGACCGCACCATTACCGTGCCGGAAGAATCGGCAGTTGTCGGAGTCAAGGGAGATCATAATTCTAACCGGGTGACGTTTGATTGTCCCCGGTATTTTGACGAATACGATCTAACCCAGTGCACGAATCATTTTGTCGCTTACATTAATTCTGCCGGGAACATACAAGGACAGTATATTATTACCGATCTTGCGGTGGATGCTGTTGATGAAACGCTCCTGCACTTTAGCTGGCTGGTGTCCGGTAACGTGACTGTAGCGGCTTGTGAGATTGCGTTTGCGCTCTGCTTTCGGACAGTAGAAGATGATCTAATTATCTATCAGTGGAATACGAATTACAGCACCGGGCTAAGGGTTATTGAAGGAATTGAGGTGTCAGAGGATTATGACGAACTCTATCCTGACATACTGGCGAAATGGTTTGAAGAGTTGGAGAGTGCGGCAGGCGAAAAGCTGTCAGAGTTGTCCGAGAAAGTTGACGAATTAAACGAAAAGGCAGAGCAGGCGGCAACGGATGCAGTAAGCGCACTGGCAGATGCAAAGACAGCATTGGAATCTTTGGAAGAATCGAAGACAGAAATTGATGTGCAGATTACAAAAATTAATAATGAATTACTGCAAAAGGTCACTAAGTCAGACCTCGATGTTATAAACAAGACCATTTCCGAGCAAGACACGCTGATAACCCAAAATGCCGAAGCGATCGCCATAAAGGCAGACCAGACAGTAGTTGATACATTGGCAAGAACGGTATCGGCGCAAGAGACGCAGATCGGTGTCAATAGTGCCAGCATTGCCTTGAAAGCAGATAAAACCTATGTCGATACCGTCAATAACACTGTAACGGCTAATTCGGCGGCACTCGGGATTCAAGCGGAAGCTATCACCGGATTAGTCAGTAAGACGGATGGAACGGTTGCCGATATTGCAGAGATTAAAATAGAGGCAGACAAAATATCAACCGCCGTTACCCAGATGGGTGAGGATATCGGGGACAAGATAACCCTCGTTGAGCAGACAGTTGACAGCATAAGCCAATCTGCTATGAACAACGAGTCCGAGTTAAAGAAGCAGGCAACACAGATTAAACAAAATGCCGCTGAAATAGCGCTCAGAGCGGCGAAATCCGAGGTTGATGTTTTAGCCGGAACCGTGGCGGCGCAAAGCACGCAAATCACAGCTAATGCCGAGGAAATAGTTTTAAAAGCAGACAAATCCACAGTCAGCAGTTTAAGCAGCACAGTGGATAGCCTGTCCACACAAACAGCGAGCTTGTCGCTCAGTCAGGAAGCCTTTAAAACAGAGGTAAGCAGTACGTATGTGACGCAAACGGATTTTGACGCTTTGGATGTTGGAGGAAGGAATTACATCCAGGAATCTGCATTTACTGATAACACACTCTGGAAATTTACCTGCGGGACAGCATCGGAAACTAAATCGTACAGCATATCAGATGGCGAAGCAGTGATCACCGGTACGACCGCAAGCTCCGCTTACTGGAAACAATATCAGATATATTCAAACCAAGGAGCAACGGCATTACTTGATTTGAAAGCAGGAGAGACCTATACTTTAGTGTGCGAAGTTTATATTGAGACAGGTACGACAGTTTACGCAGTCAGCGCTAATTTAAGGAAAAATCCAACGTCTGGGGCAACTACAGATATAATGTATAAATCAGCCGATACAGCAATAACAGGTGAATGGCAGACGCTCACTAAGACAGTCACGATACCGGAAGATGTCTACACTGATTTTAGTTATTGGAGAATTATTCTAATTGCAACCGCAAGCGGTACTGTTCGATTCAGAAAGCCAAGACTTGTTAAAGGTTTACATTATGCTGATTGGTCTCCTGCCCCTGAGGATATTGATTCTTCTTTCAAATCACTAAGCACAGGAGGAGCTAATCTATTCAATGACTCCAAAGGGCTAACTACATGGAGCACAGTATCGGTAGCAAATGCCGTACAGGCTACAGTAACAGAATCATCATCCCCCTATGGGACTGCAAAGAAAATTACAATGGACGCTTCTACAACCGGAGGGCTGCATAAAGCGCCTGTGAAATTAGAAATAGGTAAAACGTATTCGTGGAGTGTCTATGTAAAAGCGAATGCAGCAGGAACGCTAGGTATCGGCAGTGAACAAGGAGGACAAAAAACTTGTGCCGTAAGCACAACATGGGCAAGATTTACTCACACCTTTGTGGCGGCAACAAGTACGTATTACTCTTTTGTATTTTACCGGAAGTCAAGTCTTACTGAATTATATGTCCATTCGCCTGTTTTGGTAGAGGGAAACATAATTCCGAATTGGTGCGAATCGCTTAATGACATAGCCACTCAGGCACAGTTAACAACTGTCTCTAATACTGTCAGCAGTAATTTTACGCAGTTGTCGGATTTAATCAACCTCCGCGTAACCAAAGGAGATGTGGTTAATCAGATAAATGTTTCCACGGAAAGCATTTTGATTGCAGGGAACAAGGTACACATCACCGGCGAAACGACAATAGATAGCGCGGTGATTACTAGCGCAATGATAAAGAGTATCGATGCGAGTAAGATTACAACCGGTACGCTAAGCGCGGGAATAATCGGGGCAAATAGTATCACAGCGGATAAATTGAATGTAAAAGGCTTAATGGTTAATAATGGCACGGAAGATACGCTTGTCATTGACAGTAATGGGAATATCACGATGAATGACTTGACGGGCAGAAATGTTACGATCAACGGCTTGTTTGCCACTGATGTTTCCATAGAGGAAGCGATTTATATCAAATCAAAAACATATGGTTACAATTTTAAGTCTATGTGGCTGACAAGTGAAAGCGGTGGAATTAATACGCTGTCACTTGGGGTAAATGGAAGTGCGGATATAACATGCGATAGTGAGGGAGGAATTACTCTTAGTGGTTCAGTGGGTATTGCGGATGCACTTTCCGTGAATGCATATGCTGCGATACAAGAAACGCTATACGTTGGCGGGGGCACAACTTTGGCTTCGCATTTATACGTTCAAAAAAGTATCTATGTAGGCGGCAACTCAACCAGTGATGTGGAGCGAAGTATCCATCTCTACAATACAGGCTCTGGTACTTACAGTCATAAGTGTAGAATATACGGAGGGAACTCAGAAAGCACTACCGGCATTGGAGTGTACGATAACGTCAAAGGACATCAAGTATGGCACTATCAAGATCAAGCCAAAGTGATGATAGTAAATGAAAATGTTATTTTCAGAGTGCCCAATGCGTACAATACTACAACATCGAACGCTGCTAATACTTATGTTTCATCAGTAGGAACACTCTTGCGTACTTCGTCAGCATCAAAATATAAGTTGGATATAGCAGATGTGGATGCCGATGTTTTAGCTGATAACATCCTAAACCTTACTCCAAAATCATGGTATGACAAGCATAGTGTGGAAAGCTATTCCGATTTGCTTACTACGGAGCTTAAGGGCGAGTCTGTGGATTGGAGCGAGGAAGAAAAAGAGTCTATAAAAAGAAACTACGGTCTTATTGCCGAAGACGTGGAAGCGGCAGGCCTTGGAATGTTCGTTACGTATGGTGATGATGGAGAAGTGGAAGGGCTGGAATATGACAGGCTCTGGACAATGCTTATCCCTATTTCAAGGCGTCATGAAGATAAAATTAAAGAATTAGAAGAACAATACGCACAGTTGCAGACAGCATTTGCGCAGCTGCAACAATCTTATAATACATTAAAACAAAATCAAGGATAATGGAGGAATAACATGAAAGTAGAAATTAAGTACCTATATTTAAATGGAGCAATCGAATTACTGTATAGTATGAGCCTGCAAGGGAAATTGTCCCGGCACCGCTCACGGATTATAAAAGTTTTACGAGAACGGCTTGCAGAGGTGGGCGGCGAAGAGATCGAGCTTATGAAGGAATATGCCGAACTTGACGAAAGTGGAGAATCTAAACTCAATGAACAGGGCGTCCCGGTTATTGACAAGAGTAAGATACAGGAACTAAACGAAAAGAAAATGGAATTATTTAATGAGTGTATGGTAATCGAGGGCGGAGACATGAAAGAGACCCTGGAAACTGTAAAAGACCTGCTATTGGATTATCAGGGCGAAATATCTGGCCAGACGGCTGAAATCTACGATTACCTATGTACGCAGTTTGAGAACGGGGAAAACTAAGCAACCGAGCGGAAAGCAGGTGGCATATGGAGATCAGAGCGAGACCTTAACGGGTCTTATTTTATTGCAAAAACAGCAAAAGAGGTATGTATATGACGGAAATCGAAATCAGAGAAAGGCTCACAAAAATTGAGGAACGCTCAAAGTCCAATGGGCACAGACTGGATAAGCTAGAGCCAATCGTAACAGAAATACACAGCATATCCGAAAATATGAGCGTCCTCGTGGAACAGATGAAGCATACAAACGAGAACATAAAAGATCTGAAACAGGACGTAGAGGGGATAAAAGAAGAGCCGTCTGTGCGTATGATACAGGTTAAGACAGCGATCGTTACGGCGGTTACGTCTGCCGTGGTATCTGCAATTGTGGCGGCGATAATAAAAATAATCTAGGAGCTTCCTGTATAATTCAAATATAGGGAATTCCAAGAAAGAAGGTTGATAGAAAAAATACCTCAGTGTAAAATAAGATTTACTGATTTAGCGGTCGGT